CTCAATGGTACGCCGTACGATAAGTCCATGACTTTCGTACTACCGGCAGGTAGTGAGTACTGAGAAGGTTATGCGAGGCAACCTTACGTTGTTCTTGATGATTTATGGAAATCTACGGACATCAAAATCCGCGGACTTGAATCCTCGAATATTATCAACATGGTTAATACAGCCCCTTACCCGCTCAACATGGCGTTTGAAGACAAAGGTTGTGTTTATTTTGACTCCAAGTACGTTTTCGCCACGTCTAATATCGCCAATAATGGTCTCGATAGAGCTGTTCTTGAAGTTGGCCTTACTGACCCCAAAGCTCTTGTTCGCCGTATGCATCTCGTCTTCCATCGCACCGAACAAGTGCCAGAAGACGTGAAGTACGCCACTTTCAGAGTAGATGCTTGTCCTCTCCCAGGATATGTTGGTAGGTATCTCAGTGCACCCGATTGCGTTAGGTTAATGCGCGCTGTCAACTCTAGTCAGCAGGATGCACACCTCAAATACGCTTATAACACTGAGGATCTCACGGCTATTTATCAGCTTGATGTTCAGGCTCATGAATGGCGCGAATATACGCCAATGTCATTGTACCTCAAGTGCACTCAACTTGGTTTGTATTCGTGGCTTGATTCTACTCACTGTTCTTACTATGTGGCTGCTTTTGCTGCTATTATGTGTTTTGCTTATGCCATACCAATATACGAGTTCATTTTCCCTATCGTAACCCACTCTGAACCCCAAAACTTCAAGGGTAAACGTACGTATGCCGACCGTGAGCCAAGAGCTAATTGGAAAGCAGCGAATTTCGCAAATGAGCAACGCAGGATGTTGCACGAAGAGCACACAAGTGCCTGGCAAGGTCTCAAGTTGCACAGTGGCGAGTTTAACTACATGCAGTCGATTTCCACCAAATTGCACCGCTCGATGGTTTATCTCGGCGCCAAGCTTCTCAACAATAAGGGTGAGGTCTCGTATTCTTCCACTTGTCTCGGGACCCATCTTACTGATGGCGTCGTCATGACTTGTGCTCACTGGTTGGTCCATTATGTTGGTCACCCCAATGCCGAGCTTTTCGTCAACATCAATGGTGATCAGCATAAGATGCCATTTCCAGATGCTTGTGATTGCGTTTTGGTCGAAAACGTGGATGTGGCTTTTATAAAGCTCCCCAAGTCTGTCCCGCGACCGCCGTCTTTGCTTAAAAACTTTGTGCA